CCACGAACTCAGCGTAGACAACATTGTTGAACTTGTCAGCATACTCTTTCCGGATACTAGCAACAACATCGTCACCATACACCTTGGGCTTACCGATCTCGAAGATACTCTTACCCACAATCACACGCGCAGCATAATCCAAGAGAATGATCCCCCTAATGGAGTTATCCTCAGCGGTACCATATTTGCCCGAAGGCTGGTACCCTGGGATACGGAAAATGTCCCGATTTACCTCGACCATAGGGAAGAGGTTCTCGGTGAGCACTCCGTTCAAAATGCGCAACGCTGGGGCATTATATCCCATGCGCTCGCACACTCCATATTCTACGGACGCTGCTGCCAAGCCAACCTCGAACGGCATACTTGTGTCATAACCACCATAGTCTCCTTCCATATTGTACTCATCAAGCACATCATAGACCTTCTTGGCCTCACGATGCATATCAATGCCTATAGCCGATCCATACAACTCGCCATTGGCAAGCATGTCAGCAAAAAGCGGTTGTAGGTATTGGCGAGACACAATCAGGAAGTCAACAGCACAACATCCAAAGGGTCGCGTATTACCTGCGATCACCTTCTCCTGAGCACGGGGTTCATCCTTGAGTTTGATTGCAAAGACGGTTGCTCCTGCCTCCCCCTCAAGGTACATCTTAGATTGCTCTTCGATGCGAGCCATAAGTTCAGGAGTTGGCATTCGTACGAGCTCTTCCTTCTCCTCAGACACGATTGGAAGATATTCCTCCTTCTTTCCGGGCCATCCAAAACCGGCTCCGGTCCGGACATTCACTCGGCGTGAAAACTCATCGTCCGCAATACCATTAATGGCCTGCTCAATCGTCAGAGGACTCCACGTTGGTGCGCGCCCAGCCACAATCCGATCAATCAAATCCGCTACCACCGCCTCCAAGATGTCCTTATCCAGGGCGAGGCGAGGTTTATCGAACTTGCGAACCGCATTGTTATACGGATTACAGTAAGGATTCTTCCTTGGCGCCATAAGGGGCGGGCAATAGGTCACCGTAGGTGAGTATTTAAACTCACTCTCCAACATACTGAGAAGCTCCTTGTTCATGTCTCCCTTTCCAAAGGGAGCCAGACACAATTTGCTCTTCTCATTGCACATTACAGGACCAGGAGCTTTCCCCAAGTATTCCATATAGCGGATATTCTCATGATAGACCAGAGACGCGCGGATAGGATCTGCGAGATTCATCGTACTCACTGACGCTTGCGTATGCATGCTGATGAGATTTCGCTGCTTATGCAGCTTCTCAATTCCGGCAGCCAACACACTACGCTTCAAAACGCACGCGACAGCCATGTCACCACGGTCGGCACCACCACAATGCATGCCCAAAATAGCTGAACTTCCTATCAAGGCGGAGCCACACCATCCACGCTCATGGCCACTGATGCGGTATACCAGCACCCCCTTATCAAGGGTCACTGTTCCCATCTTGTCATCGAGCTTCAGTCCAGGCCTTCGCTCTGCAACGACCTTTTGACCACGCATGAATGCAGAATAGATATCAGAATCCACATCCTCAGCGACATGCTTAATCAGACTAGGGAAATTAATCCCCGTCAAAGCTACTATCGCTGTGTCATTTCCGACATCGATCCAATCTTTCCGCGTTAAATGGCAACGTGTCAAACCCTCGCGGGGAGTGCCATTGTCGCACATGCTCCATTCGATCGTGACATTGTCATTATTTCTCATTGCATGGCGATTAATCAAGGCGAAATTGCCTTGAAGCGGGAGCAACTCAGTTAGAGTCGCCTCACCACTTGGCATGATGACACGAACGGTACGCTGCGACTTCCTCACCATGGCAACCAACTCTTCATCAGTTCCACGGTGGGGCACAGCAGGCCCATTATAGGCTCGCGCGGTCCACGTATTCAGCATTTTGTTCGCAAAACGCTTCTCATAGCGTCCTGCACCAGTCAGCTCCTCGATAACCTTCATTCCTTCGGAACCTTTGTGGGAGATAACGGTCGGCCGGAGACCTTCCACGGCCTTCTCCTCAACAACTTCCTCTTGCTGGAATGCTCCTTCAGCAAAGTACTTGGTATGCGGTCGCAACAGCTTCCATACACCAAGACCCGCCAGAGTGAGCAAGATCGCGGAGTAAAAGAACTGGTTCTTAGCGCTGACGAAGTCCACGGGCTCATCAAACCCACAACACACTCGCAATGCTTTCCAGTGGCCCAGGAACTGCAACTTGACCGAATTTTTACGGTCTTGCAGACCCGCAAAGGCCTGATCCTCCACAGACTGACAAGCCAACAATGCGCCAATAGCCAGCACCGCCCACACATAGGACGGACTGGCAATCGTCAACACTGCCCAAATGAAGACAATAAATTGTCTCCACTTTTCTACCTTGGCCTGCAAATCACGAACTATCGACGAGCCATAGTACCACACTCCTACCGCTTCAACGGCAGTGCATACTACTGAAGATCCGATGTGAAGTGCGCTTTTAGCACGCCACAATGCATCCTTTCCCCACGAAAAGAAACGCTTAATCCACCCCTCCTTTTTTGGGGGTGAAACAGCGTCTTCGTAGGGATCGGCTAAATCATCTGCGGCCTCAGCACGATACCTCTGGAGGCGACCTTCCTTCCAGTCTTCTCCAATGGTGAAGAGCTTATCAAAAGATTTCTCCTGGTGTCCAGGTGCCTTCACCTCCTCATCATTAATGATGACTCGCTTCAGCTCTTCCTCACTAGTAGTGCGCGCATATCCATACCTGGAGCGCGCACGATCCTCCTCAGTAGCATCGCGATACCAATCCTGAGATTCGATGTGTCTCTTACAATACTCAAGATAGACCGACACGAATTCATCAACCTCAGCATCTTGACAAAGGAACACCTCATCATCAATGGAACGATAAATCGACATTGTCCACGTGTACTTCGAGAACAACCTCCCATCCCATCCAGCAGGACGAGCGTTAGGATCGATCATCATCGATTGTTCCGAAACACGAAACTCCTTCTTCACCTTGGGAGTGATAAACGCGAACCGGCGCAAGTAAGCGCCGGGAGTATGATACAGATGCTGTACGTTCATCAACTTGTTGTTGGTATCGGCAGCGACCATCTCAGGTAGGGCACACAAGTTACCCTTCTTTTCAATGGTAGCACAGTTCAAGAAGTATGGAAGACTGTCACAAATCGAAGTCAACTCAGCGACTACCTCATCGATCATCTTCTTAGCCATCTCCTTCGTGTATTTTCCAGGCTCACTCAAGTGCATGTAGGGCTGCGACAAGTTATCATACGAATCATAGAACTTATCGTTTGTGTTTTTATGGAACACATGCGACGGTTCAAAAACGCGTCCACGCAGCTCAGAATGCATCGCAAATAGCCACTCAAGAATGCCGGCCTTACCAATACCCGCAGGCCCATACAAGATAATACCAATAGGAGCAGCTCTCCTTCGGCTCTGTATCTTCTGGGCAACAGCATGGTACACTATCCATCCATCAATGAGGGCCCGCTCAATCTTCTTCCCAGTCGGACTGTTCGGAGGATACTTGGGCGCCAAAATCTCCAGCGCATCTAGAGCGACCTTCATTTCCATCACGAAGTTTCGAGCATCAGTCTTGCCCTGCACGGCACGGCCGTGATACAACAAATCCTTCTTCTGAATCAATCGCGAAATCGTATCTACAATGACATCAACAGGATTTGTGCAAAATAGGGCTTGCGAGAGCGGCACACCATCGGCAACTAACTCCCCGACGCGCACCAAACTCGCCAATGCGCTCAAAAACTCTGTCAACATATCCAACACTGACATAGGATTAGGTTTCCCGAGAGTGCCACGCAAAACCTTAGCAACACTCAATGGAAAAACCTTGAGCAGCATGATGATCTGCGTAATTTGCAGCAGAGCTGCGCTCGTCGCGGATGTAAAGGACATCTTCAGAAACTTGCTAAAGTCATCTATCTGATCAGACAAGGCTTCAGTCACAAAGCGATCTTCATCCGCAACTTGCAACTCTTTAAGCTCAGCATACACGAAATCTCGAGCTGAGATCGCTGCATTCGCCGCTGTAGACGCAACTACGGCGTCAAACATAGGCAGATTTATGGAGCGATGCTGCAAGAACGCCATCAAGGCGGCCTCGCGATCGAAGAAATTCTGTGCACGCGTCATTTGGTACCAGAAGACTAAGATCGCAACGGCCATGTCGACGTGTCCACCTGCCTTATTCACTGTGTTGCGCAAAGCGCGCAACATGTTCAAGGCAGTACTCTTTGAAGCAGGGTGCATGTTATCATTAACCACACCCTCATCATCGAACAAGGAAAATCGACGAATGCGCATGGCAGCGCGATCAGAGACCGCAGCGGAGATCTTCTTAACCTCCTCACGATTCTTCTCAACTTCCATACGCATGCGAAACTCCAAATCTGTCTCTCCGTGGTTACGGGAAGGAGGAGGCGGAACAACGCTCTTCTCCTCCATCTTCAAATCTACGGCTTCAGTCCGGAATCTCTGGCGATGAGCCTTCGATTGAGGACGCACGACATCAGTGTGCCGTGCTTCCTTCAAATCTCGGGCTTCGGCGCGAGTGAGCTGCTTGTTCTTCTTGGCTTCACGCCACAAGGCTTTCTTCTCGCGCTTAACGGCTTTGGCATAGATGTGTTTGGCAAGATCCTCTCCTGCCAGCTCAGCATCACTCTTCACATAGCCGCTCTTCGTGATCTCGCGATCACGAACATCCCCACTATCACTCAGTAGGGATTGGGACACACGCGTCACCTCATCAGGCAGTACCACGTTCTGGCAAAAATCGCAATCGAACTCGGTCATTTGTTGGGGGGCTGTGTTTGTAGTCATGTTTAGTAAGGTTTTTGGGATTGGACCCGGGGTTTCAAACCACTCCACATGATACTACTCAAACAGCTAGGACTCCGGCGCGCAGCGCGCTACCAGACAGCTTGACACCGGCAACAGTGCCACTAGCTATAGAGCAGATATTCACGTGTAAAGACTCACATGAACCACTCCAGTACTCACAAGGGTGTGCTACAGTACCAATCTAACTCAAAGTGCCTGCTTATACCAGGAAGGCTAAGTCAAGACCTCTGTCAAGACCTCGCCGCTGGACTTCGCTATAGTGAGTGCAATCATTCTCAAACCTTTTGGGTCAGAGAAGGCACGCACGCTTTATCAGGACGCCTTTCGGCTCACTATTAGACGGTACGTCGGTCAGCACAGGTAGTTGACTAGATTACCTGTACCTTAGGATTTTTAATACTCGCGTTCCCTAGCTACTACTGGGTGGCTTTCCGATCGTCTATAACTCTCATACCAGTTATGAGAGTGAAAAACAAGATTAAAGCAGAGGCAGAAAAGTGCGCAAAATGGAACTGGAACTGGAACCTGGCAAAAGGAACCGGAACTCGGACCTGGCAAATTTTGGAACTCGGCTAAAATGTGCATTTGTCACAAAACACACAAAACTAGAAATCTGCAATCAATCAGAACAAAAGGATCAACTCCTTCCGGACCAGTGATAGCTGCGTGAGGTCGTAACCTCACGCGCCATATAGTCACATTGGAATCGACCTCAGTAAGACTGAGTACAGAAGCTGCAATGGCTCTTTCGTTCAGACAAAAGCTGTCACATCGTGTCACAAG